ATACTCTTCGTAAAGCGTTTCAGCGATAGCCATTGCTCGATCTTGGTCTGGAAATACTCCATGAACTTGATCTGCTTGATCTTGTGCGCCTTGTAAAGGGTCTAATGGAGCTACTAAAGAGCTAGCGTTACAGCCATCGAAAGGCTTTTTAACCATATATAGAGTGTCTATTGCTCCGTCTACGTTTTCTTTCTTAACTTTAGTAGGAAGTCCTTTGTGTTTTGTTGATGCGAAGTCAGTTGCTGCTTTTGGTTTCATGTCTTTTGCTACGTTTTGTGCTTTTTTGGATACCTCTGATGGTTTAACCGTTCCTTTTTGTAATCCGTGAACGATTCCCATGAATTTTTGTTGTTTTTTAGATACCGCTGGCATTTGTAAAAATTTTATTAATAAATATCGGTGTTTTTCATCTCTTGTAGTCTGGTCTTGATCTCTTCGTACATCTTTGTCTTATCTCCGCCTTGCCAGTTCTCTACTTCTCCTGATTCTGATACAAACGAGTCTTTTTCTTGGTACCACGAGTCTACAGCCTTTTCGAAGTCAACTAGATTTGCCAATGCATTTGATTTAACGATGCCTTTCTCGTATTGTTCCCATTTACCGTCTAATTTAATCTTGGCCTCCATGTTAACTACACACTCCAAACACATTTTGTGAATTGAGTACATCTTTTTGTTGGTTTCGGTAAGTTTCATGTGCTTACCACAGTTGGGGCAAGCTATTGGCAGCACCACCAATCTTTTTATGCCGTCTAGCTTGGTAACATTCTGCTTAATTCCGCTCTTTATAGTCCAGGTGCGTCCATCTTCTTCCCAAACGTCTCCTTCTGTATGATCTGTATGTTTCTTTTCCCAACCTGTAAGAGTCTGCGTAGCAGCTCCTGTTTTACCAGAAATAATGTTCCTCATTCTTTGAACATCTTTCTTGTTAAACTCTTTTTTCAAAACTGATTTTTCCATCTTATTTTCTTTTTATTTCTTTTAGTATGTTCGCCAGCTTAAGGCTCTCAGATTCGAATATCTCCTCTCGCTCTTTTCCGAAATCTCTCATTAAGATTCCGGCTTTTGCGTTTGCCTCATTTTCTACTTCTGATCCTGTTACACCACTATCAGGTTTTAGTTTACCTAATTCGTTTTGTTTGTGGTGTACTAGTTCGTGTGCTAAGGTTCTAAGTACATCTGCCATGTTTCTATTTCTCATATAGACAGTCACATCTCTTTCTCCATTTCTATATCTACCAAAGCTGTGCATGTTGGTAGCCCACTGTCTGTCAAAAACAAATTTTACCTTCGGTAAGTTCTTTATGTCTAAGGCATTTTCGCAATATTCCACGAAATCTTGTAGGAGGGCTATTTTTTCTTTTGGCGTCATTATCTTTGAACTGCTCTGTTTGCTGCAGAAAATCCTGCACGATTAACTAATTTAATATCGCCCTTTGGATCAGCAACAACGTAGCCTTCACCACCCTCGATATCTCCAACTGACGCTTTAACTCCCAAATCTTGAGAATCTAGTTGCTTTATTAAATCGTCTTTTATCGCGATAATGCCTTTTGCTATTGAGAACACTGAGTCCAATGCTTTTGCGTTAGCGTTACAGTATTGTATGATATTATTTCTCTTTGCGTCTGTTAAAGAGGATTCTTTTTCTATGAATTTTATGAATTCTTTTGAACTCAATGATTTTAAGTCACTAACTTTTGAATTTGTAAACTTGTATAGTAAGTCAGGAAAATTAGAAAGTTTCATAGAAGACAACTTAGACTTATCCAATAAAGTGTCGATATCTTTACCGTATGTTGATATTTCGCCTTTTACTTTAGATACCAAACTAGTTGATACCTTTGGAGAAGTCTTTATAAACACAGGTGGAACTACAAATAAGCCAGAATTGGTTGTGAACTTATAGTCAGAGATATTCTTAATTGGATATTCTTTTCCGTCTGGCGCAATGTATCTGTGTAATACAATACCCACTTTACTCTTAGCGATTTGTTTTCCCATGTCGCTGTTGGTAGGAACTGTATACGTAGTTATGTTTGGTTTGAATACGAAGTTACCGTTTTTAACTGGAGGGGTTGCTTGATACAATAGATCTCCTTTAAAAAAGCCCTTTAATCCCTTTGGAAAAGCATTTTTAAAAGCTTCGAACATACCACCCATATTATTGGCAAAATTAATGTAGTCTTTTGACATTGGTTTTCCAGACTTTTTGCCTCTATCTAAAAACATGTTCTTTAAATCTTCTCCAGATTTTGCTTTACCGTCGTATCCTTTGGCAGTAAAACCAGATTTGTCAGTAAGAATAAATTTACCGTTATCTCCAACTCCGAATATCATTGCTGGACTACCGTCCCACTTTACTGATATCTTGCTTGGATCTTTTGTTACTGAAAGCATTGTGTCCAAAGCTCTTGCAGCTCCTTTGCTTCCTTCCCAATATGTTAAATCTTCTGGATGTTGTATTCTTGCGTCAGCTTCATTTAGTGCTCCTTCTTTTAAAGTCAATCCTTTCTTTTCAAAATCAGCTTTAGCGTAAGATACTAGATCTTCGTAGTCCTTTCTCTTCTTTATTACATTCAATATTGATTCTACGCTTGATAAATCTTTACCAGTTGTGTCTTTACCTAATAGTCTTTGAGCTATTTCGTCAGGATTCTTAGTAATAGTCTTGTTAGTTGCTCTGTCCATCAATCCGTTTAAGTAAGACCACTTTAATCCTTGTGCTTTTGCGATAGAAGACATTAGTAAAGCGCGATCAACTCCTTTAAACTCGGAATTTTCAGCTCCACCTTGCATGCTAAATTTCATAAAGTCCTTGTCGCCAAACATGAAGTCAGTTTGAACGAAACCGTTTTTAGGATTGCCGTTGATTGGAGTTTTTAAGTGAACGTTAGTACCACTTTTCTTAATATCCTCTTGTGGAAACCTCTTTAGTAATAATGTTACCAAAGCTTCTTTAGATATTTCGTCTTCGCTTACTGCTAAATCCAAATCACCGCTAGAGTCTTTCTTACCGGTCGTTCCTAACATGTTGTCAGTTAGTTTTAAACCAGTTTTTTTCTCCAAGTATTTTACAGTAGGAATAACGTCAGCTTTATTTATTCTTTGTGTAGCCTCTTCTCCTTTTGCAGTTTTAAATACTTTGCCTCCTTCGTTTAGTAAATTGTAAACTAAGTATTCTAGTACAAGAGACTTCTCAAAGTTAGTAGATTCTTTTAAACTGTTAGATTGAGAGAACTTTTTTTTCAACATGTCTGCAATTTTTGGATCGTACCAACCGAATATATCAGTAAAAAGCTTTTTGTATTTTTCTGGGCTTGAATTGGAAGATAAGGCTTGTCTAATAGTAGTACCGCTCATCTCACCGAATCCAGTAATGTCGTAAGAAGTGTGTGGAGCAACGATCAAATAGCCATGTTTCATGTATCCGTCCATCTTCATGCCTGGTTTGTACACTTGAAAGTAAGAAGCGCTTCCGTCTTTCTTATTTCCCATCTTGAATCGAGGATCTTCTTGCATATCTTTCTTTCCAACCATGAATACTGCTGCTGTAGTTTCAGGATCGAACTTCTGAGTAATCTCTTGAGCTTGATAAGGATTTTTTACTTGAACTAGACTGCTTCCGTATCCGTATTTGTCTATGATTTGCTTCTTTTCTTTGAAACTAAGAGGACTTTTAGGTAGGTTTACTACGTCTGTGGTAGCAATAAAAGTTTTGCCTTTACCAAATTTGGATTCTAGCCATTTAAAAGAATCAGCATGGTGTCGACCAAATGGTTGGAACCTCCCAGGATATATGGCAATGATTGTTTTGATCATGGTAATAAATATCTACGCGGCCTGTTCTATCTTGGATCTGCCATTAACTTTGTTGATCTCAATATGGTGATCTACCACGTCTCTCATAGAGTCAATATGGGATATGATCATGATAAACTTAAATTGTGTCTTAAGGTAATCAAATAGCATGACCATAGAGCTCAGATTAGTTTGGTCAAGCGCTCCAAAGCCTTCGTCTATTGCCATAAAGTTTGGCCTAGGAAGAGTGGATACGTTGATAAGAGAGGTTCTGATAGCAAGGCTCGCCACAAACTTCTCCATTCCTGAAGTAAGTTCCAAAGGCCAAAAGTTATTTTCGTCATAAGCAATGTATGCATTTATATTTTTATCGTCTGCGTGTAAAACTACTTGGAAATCCACCAATTGCGCCAAGATATTGTTGATCTCTTCTTCCACTTGAGGAATAATGTTAGCAATCAACTTGTGAGGAAGACCGTCTCTGTGTACCGCTTGCAAATAGTACTGATAGTCTTTGAATTTGGTCTCAAGTCCTTTCAATTTGTCTATTCCTTTCTCGTATTTGTTCTTATTGCTCTCTTCAAGTTTCTTGTTAGCGGTAATGTCTGATATAGTGTCGTTAATCTCATCCAATTCTTTGTCTATTGCCTTAAGATTCTTGTTTAGGACTTCTATTTCAGTGTTTATTTCTTTGTTTCTTTGAATCGCTTGCTCTTGTTGATTATGAGACTCTATTTTTGTTTCTATATTTGTCAATAAAGTTTGAGCGTCGTTTAATTTCTTCTTAAACTTATTGTCTTCAGCATTATATTTGTTCTTTTGCGCTTCTAAACCTTGTAAATCTTTCTCGTATTGTTCTTTCGCCTCTTTAATTTCGATAGCACTTGAACAATCTTTGATTCTGCCTTCTAAAAGTTCAACTACACTTTCCAATTCTTTCACAGCTTTCTCTTCTTCTTCTATAGAGTTCTTAGTTTCTATAGCATCCTTAACAAAAACGTTATCCATACAAAACTTACAGTTAGGATCGTATTTAAGTTCAGCCAACTTTTCCATTTTCTTTCTACTATTACGTAGATTGGTATTGGCCTGACTCAATTCAAGACGTTTTTCTTGTAAAGCAGCAGTATCCAACTTGTGACTTCTTAACTTGTGACTGTAATCGTCTAAGTTTATGTCTTTAATTACCTTATTGTGAATAGTTTTAGTGTTTAACTCTCCTATTTTTGACTCTACTAAATCGATTAGAGTGCCATTTTCGTCTATAGAGCAAGTCACTTTAGTAATGCCGGCTTCAATTGCAGATTTTTGGCTTTCTAACTCTTCTATATCAACAATTTCTTGATCTATTGGAGTCAACTCAGCTGTTTTATTCAATACAAGTCTGTTAGTTGAAGCTCTTCTTTCTTCTATAGCAAGCTTTTCTTCCTTAGCTTCGTCTAATGCAATCTCAAAAGTATCAACATCGAACTCCGCCTTCTTCAATAGCTCGTGGTAGTCTTCCTTTTGGTACTCTTTCAAAAGAACGGAGACCTCTTTCATCTCGTTATTAGCAAGATTGTACAAATCTTCGAACACGTTAATGTCCAAAAATTGTGAAAGAAGGTCTTTTCGGTCCTTTTGATTCATGTCAATGAAACCTGTATTGTTGTTTTGCATGGATAGAGCAGTGAGAACGAAGTCCTCGTAAGTACCCATAACATTTTGAATGCTTTTGTTAGTGTCGTTGCGTTCTTTACCATTCAAAGAAACTTTAGAACCGTCTTGATCTGTGTAGTAGAAGTCCACGTTGACTTTTACGTTGCCCAATTTTTGTTTTGATCCCTTTCTTTCTATTGTATACTCTAATCCATTTAATTCGAAGACTAATTTACACTTAAAAGAGTCAGAAGTGCTGTTCATTACTTGTGCAGACTTGGTAGTTCTTGAACACTTATCGAATATACAGTAAGCAATTGAATCTAGTAACGTAGATTTACCGCTGGCGTTGGGTGCAAAGATGCCATAGGTTCCTGACATGTTAGAAAAGTCAATGAAGTTGTCTTTACCGTAGCTAAACATGTTAGAGAATTCGAAAGTCTTAGGTAACCAGATAGAGTTTCTTGGAACTTCTGACTTTGGCAACGCGTTGTTGACTATTTTGTTTATCTCGCAGATGTCTTTTATAGATTGTTCTTCCAAATTACACTTTTCTTTCAAGAAATCTACTAATAGTGAGTTTTGGTAGTCAATATCTCTTACGTCGTGTACGTTTAGCTTCTTATTTTCGTTAGAAGACGTTGTAAAGTCGCGTATTTTCATCAAAGAAGTCTCTAGTACGTTGTGTTCCTGCTTGATTTCGGCTACTATTCGCTTAATTTCCGACTGATCTGTGTTCCTATATTTGACTCTAAGGTATAAATTCTTTGGTAATTGTGGTAAGGGCTGATAGATACCAGCGTCCACTTCAATTGTATAGAATGCTGTATCGTTTTCTATCTCAACGAACTCTGCGGACTTAGTAGCAACGTCCCAAACGTATATGCCGTGTATTAAAGACTCAGCGTGATTCTGTTGTACCAAAGATCCTGGATAGCCGATTGTCTTGGCTTCGTTTAGGAATTGTGTTTTGTGTATATCGCCTAATAAAACTAAGTCAAAGCCTTCAAAATCTTCTACTTTCACATCGTTGTCGAAAAGACCGAAGCCGCTTTCTGTTACAGTACCGCTAACGGGACCGTGATACAAACATATCTTAAAGTCGTCCTCTGTTCTAAAACATTTTGGATACTCTGTGTGACTGTCAAAAACCGACCAGTGATAGAAAGTAACGTTGTTCTCGTAAATGTCTAGTGCGCAAGTCTTCTTAAGGTAAGTTAAGTTAGGATGGTTCAAAGCATTAACAATAGGAGTCAACGCATCCATTCTGTGGTCGTTGTTTAAGTTCGCATCGTGATTGCCAGGAATCAATAATACTCTTCCGATGTCAGCCAAAGTTTTTAGGAAGGTTTGTACCTCTTCTACTAATTCAGGTGTAACGTCTGTCTTTGCGTGAACGATATCACCGGTCAAACAGATTAAATCGTCTTGAGTAAAATTTTCTTTAATGTAGTCATAAAGTCTCTCAAATACTCTTCTGTACTCATCGTGTCTTTTAAAGTTCCTAATGTGAATATCACTTACTTGGAATATTTTTCTTATCATGGTTTAACCCATCATTTTTTTGAGAATGATCTCACCGAATGTTAACGGCTTTGCTTTTTGTAATAATTCTGTCATATTTTCAAAACCTAAATCAGATGGATCCTTTCCTTCTAATTGTATTAAATAGACTTCTTTACCCAAATTTAATAATTGTTCTGAGTAAGTTAATGCCTCCTTAAGAGCATCCTTGTCTAATGCCAAATATACTGTTTTTACTTGAGATTCCACAAGTTTTAACATCAGTGCCTTTGGAATTGATTTTCCAAATAGGGGAATGGCGTTTCTTTTTATTGCTATTGCGTCGAATATGCCTTCGCAGAGTATTACGGGTACTGACCAATTAACGAAGTATTCCATACCAACAATTTCTGTCTTTTGAATAGACGGTGCGTCGTACTTTTGATATGGATCCTTTTCAAACGAGCGAGCAATAAAATAGTTTACTTGACCCATTTTATCGTAAGAAGGAATAATAACTCTATTGCGATACCTTCCAGTTTTACAATACCCAATGTTATATTTGCGCACATCAGACTCGTTGATACCTCTATTTTTTAAGTAGACAGCAGCGTGACGATACTCTAGTGATTTGTCGTTTTCTGTCATAGATATAAATTCTTTTGGTAAAAATATCCTTTCTACCATCGCGTCTTCTATCTTCGTCCTATCGTTTGCGAAATAGCTTTTCATCTCCACAAGTCTTGATTTGTCTACGCCAAGCTTCTTAAATAAAGAGACAGGCGTTTTGCCTTTTGTGGCCGGGTGGCAGGTCCAACAGTTGTATTGACCCGTAAAAATGTTAACGATCAACTTTGGTTTCTTGTGATTGCAAATAGGGCAATGGAACGCGTGATCCTTCTTGTTCTTATCGGGTTTTCCCTTTCCAAGTACCGATTCTAAAAGTCCCAAAACTAATTGTTCGTTCTCCATGGATTGAATATACAAAAATCTTTTCGAATAAAAAAATTTAATCTTCGTTGAGTACACTTAGAACTTAAGTTTTTTATTGTCCTACAAAATAATTATTTTTAAAACCTTCTACAACAGGGGGAAAACTACAGCAGACAACAACAGCAAGCAGATGAATATAGAAGATAAAGAGGTAAATAAACCTAAACTAACAGAGGAAGAATTACAGGGGTTGTACATGTATCTTAGCATGAACTATGAAGGTATGAGTAATGAAGAAAAAAAATATTGGTACGAATTAATGAATGAATTAGATCCCGAGTTTAATAACATAGAAGAAGATGATTAAGATATATGTACTAGAAGGTTGTGATAAATGTAAAAAATTAAAGACAACCTTAGATAGTTTAAAAATTGGGTACGAAGAGATTCCTTGCGAACAGTATCCCAATATGTGTGATAATATAGAAGACGTTACTGGGGTAGATTCTTACCCAATAGCTAACTTAAACGGAAATATCTTGTACATCGCTGATAACTATTCGGATATAAACAAAATAAGAATAGTATCTGAAAGCCTTTCTACTATGGGAATGTACTCGATAGATAATATCATAGATGCGATAAAAAATTATTAAATTAACAATATGAGATACAAACAATTAATTACTAAAAAATTAGGTGAGCTGATAAACATGATAATGTACCAAAGCTCTCAAATTTCCCAACTGCGTCCTCCACAAGAACTAAAAGAAACTCTTGACAGAATGCAATCAAAAATAGAAGAAGTTCAACATTTAATAGACACTGAGCACGAATCTTAATCAAAAAATAAAAGTTATGAAAAAATTGACAGAAGAACAAATCCTTGAGAACTTACAAAAGTTTTACGGATACATTGACAAGTACATTACCTCTGACAGGAAAGACGCTTTACTGGAATTTTATAAGAGTAGAGAAGTTACCTTAGCTATTAGTCCAGCATCCACTAAATTAGCACATCACAACTGTTTTCCAGGTGGATACGTTGAACATGTTAATAGAGTAGTTGAAGCCTCTTTAGTTATGGATAAAGTATGGGAGCGCTTTGGTCAGAAGAAAGATTATACTGTTGAAGAACTAGTATTCTCTGCAATTAATCATGACCTTGGTAAACTGGGCACTAATGAAGAGCCTTTCTACATTCCTAACGATTCTTCATGGCATATAGAAAAGCAAGGAGCGCACTTTAAATACAATAACAACATTACTCACATGAGAATTGCTGATCGTAGTTTATTCTATTTACAACAAGCAAACATTAGTGTTAGTGAAAATGAGTTCTTAGCAATTAAGTTACATGATGGTCTTTACGAAGAATCAAATAAAGCATATTACATTACGTACAGTTCTGACTCGGAATTAAAATCTAATTTACCTTACATATTACATCAAGCCGATTTAATGGCTTCGAGAGTAGAAACACAAATTTAAAATGACTGGAATAATCGCAATCGCATTATGGTTCGCCACTATTTTTGGCGCTACTGTATATAATCTTTACAGAAAAAACAAACGTTTAGAAGAGATCGTACTTAATCAAAGTAGCTTCGTTAACGATACGTTGTCTATAATGGACGACTTCAATGCTCTAGTAAATAAAATAGACATGACAATGTGGGTTCAATCTGACCCAGAATTATTACAATTATTTGAAACTATAAAAGCAGTCCAAGCTAGAGTTCAACAATTTACAGGAAGAAAATAATATGGCAGAAGACATACTTGCGGAACAGGAACCGGACATGGGTCTTACCATCAAAGGTACTCCAAGAATAAGAAAACCAAAAACTAAGAATGTCTACTTTACTTCTGAAACTGAAGAGGCCATTCTAAGGTATCGTTTAGCTCCAAATCAGGCCGTAGCAAATCAGATATATAACAAAGAGATTCACTATGCTTTCTATAAGTTAGCAGAGAACATTATTCATACATTTAAGTTTTACTACACAGAAGTAGATAATATTGAAGATCTCAAGTACGAAGTTATCTCTTTCTTGCTTCAAAAATTGCACCTTTACGATCAGTCAAAGGGCAAAGCATATTCCTATTTTGGTACCATAGCAAAGAGATATTTGATAATCTATAATCAAAAGAACTACAAGAAGATGGTTTCTAAGATACAAGTAGAAGAGATAGATAATGCTGATAAAACCCATGAAACTTTAGTTCTAGAGCCCGGTTCATCTGATGTAGACAGGGTTTCGGTAATAGATCAATTTATAAGGCATGTAGACGATAATTTAATCGAAATTTTTGAAAAAGAATCAGAGATGAAGGTTGCAGATGCGATTTTAGAAGTGTTTAAGAAGAGGGAAAATATAGATATCTTTAACAAAAAAGCCCTATTCATATACATAAAAGAGATGACCGACTGTCAATCCAATACCATTACAAAGGTAATCAAGAGACTCAAGGTCATATACAAAGAAGTGTTGGATCATCATATTGAAAATGTTGACCAGTAATATTTATTTATAAAAATCTTATGGAACTTGAAAAAGAAATCTTCCCTGGCAAGACTTTGGCGCATTTGGTGGAAGAGGTATACAATAAGCACAAGTCTCAGGACTCAACAATAAAATCAGAAATATTACGTTTGGCAGATATGATTGAGGGCCCTGGAGATGCT